GAACGCAACCTGCCGAAAGGCGGCGACGTGACCGTGGAGGACTTCCAGGCCGCGCGCAAAACTCTGGCCAAGAACCACGCCGTGCAGAGCGCTCTCCACGGCTCCGATGTTGACTTGAAGGCTATCGCCCGTATGCAGCGAGCCGACCCTCAGTTGCTCGACGGCGGGTTGAAGGAAATTGCGGACTTCGCCAACGGTCCAGGCCGGAATGTGGTCGGGCTCCCGAACACCTACGACCAGCCGAGCCTTGCCAGCGACGCGCTCGAAGCGGTGGACCTGCACAACCCGGTCAAAGGCGTAGCCAAGTTCCTGGGCGGTCGAAAGGCTCGCGAGCTGCTGACGGGCGATACCGCCCAGGCGGTCGAGAACGCTCGGGCGCGCTTCGGCGCCAACCCCGACCGCTTTACCCCTCGTGGTGGGCTCACTCCGCCTCCTGGCACGGCTGGTAAGCCGCCCAACCAGCTCAGCCTGGGCGACCTACCCCAAGGGCCAGGGCCGTCTTCCTTCACGTTGGGTGAGGGTGCAAACCCCAATCCGCCTGCGCCCGCTGGGAGCCCTGGCGACATCCCTCTTGCGGACCTGCTGAGCCACGGGGTTGAGCAAAGCCCGCCAGCGGGGCTCTCCGTGGGTCCTATGGGGGCTCCGGCACAGGAAGGTTTGCCCTTCACCCGGAACGCCGCGCACGAGGCTGGCGACTTGGAGCTGGCGCCCGCAGGAAAGGAGCCCAGCCTGGGCGACCTGCTCAGCGACCTGCGCGATTATGCGGCGGTCAAGAGCCAGGGGGTTCCCGAAGGAACCGTCTCCCGTATCCCACAGAAGCGATTCGTGGGGGATACGGTCGATTTTCCTGGCGGCACGGCACGCCGGCAGGTCATTGAGAACAACGCCTCTGGCGAGTCCTCCGCGAGCCTCGAAGCTCAGCGGCGGCTGGCACATGAGCGCTCGACAGGCTCGGCGCCGTTCGGCATCGACCCGGAGGGCAACCCGACTGCCATTGCGCACACTGCCGATGCGGTGGACGTGAAGGCGCCGAAGGGCCACCTAAAGGTGCAGCTCGACCCCACAACCGGCAAGCTGTCCATCATGGACCGTGGCGGGATGACGCTTCAGGCGGCAAAGGGGTTGTTGAACCGATACCTCGCCCTGCACGGAACGAAACTCGGAGACGCCTTCGGGTCATGACATGGCAGGCAAGAAAGTACAGGTCCCGGTCCTCGGCGGGCTCCGCAAGGTCATTCAGGTAACGAGCCCGTCGAGCACGGCGGCCAACCCTGGCACGACAATCATGGAGTTTGCAAACCAGACAATCAGTCTGGCGCAGCTCAAACAGGCACTCGGGCTCAACACAAAAACGACCGGCAATACGGGCGTTGCAACTCCGACTGCGGCTCTTGTACCAGGGCCAGGGCTGAGCGGCGGCGGTGTGTTGACTGGCGCTGTGCCAATCAACCTCATTGCGCCTATTCCATTCATCCTTGGAGACGAGGGCGGCGGGGATGGTGACATCGGACCGCCCGGTATCCAAGGCGTTCAGGGCGTAACGGGTGCTCAAGGTCCAACAGGGCCGGCTGTGTTCTTACTGCCCGACGATCCAGAGGAACCGTTGAACGCGATTCCCGGTGCTGTTGGTCCGCAGGGTGCTGCGGGCGCGGCCGGTTCGGCTGGAGCTACCGGCGCACAGGGTTTACCCGGTGCCGCGATCTTCATGCTATACGACGAGCCTGTAGATGGAGAGCCTGGACCGCCCGGCCCTGCTGGCTCTGGCTCAACATCGGTGAGCGCATCATGCACGTTTACGGTAAACGCGCTTTCTTCATTACTGACAACCAACCTCACCACGGAAGGCACGATCGATTGGATATTGCCGAACGGCGCGACGAGTGGAACCTGGGATTTCAGCGCATGGGGCGGCGTCGGGCGTAAAGCAACAGGCGGAGTAATCACGCGCCTTGCAACCATCTACACAGGTGGAGGCGGCTGGACGGGTACGTTCAGTGCTTCGAGCAACAACTGGCAGGGTAGTTTCAGCGCGGGCGACTCAGCGTTTCAGACTACTTCCGGCACCTACAGCACGGCGCAGTTCATATCCTGTAGCGTAGGTCAGGGATTCGTCTTCAACGTCCCGGCCGACAAGACGCAGAAGGTACTCCGCATCTATGTGTCGAACGCGACTCCATATCAAGTCATCTGCACGATGACGGACGGCAACGTGTTCTCGCAGACCGGTATTTCTACGGTCAACGCGCAGATCGTCATCCCGTACAACGCGAGCCGCGACGGGCAGACGATGACCGTGCAGGTCTTGAAAACCAGCAGCTCGGGCAACCTTGGCTTCATGGGGGCCACGCTGGGGGTCGTCTAGTAGACCCCTGGCTGCACCCTGGACTAGACTCTCGAAACTCGGAGGATTTATGGCGTCCAATCGAACCCTCAACGTCCCGCCAATCGCGATCGGCAACAGCGTTGCCAATCTGCTGAACTGCGGCGTGACTTCTCTCTCTGGCCCGGTCGGCATGACCGTCTCTCAGCCGTACCTCGTGCTGAATCACGTCCGCATCACCAACAAGACTGGTGGCGCTGTGACCGTCACGCTCTACAAGGGCGCAACGGGCGGTTCCGCTGCCGGAACTGAATGGGCGTTCCAGGGCGTGTCCATCCCAGCCAACTCCTATGTTGACTGGTACGGCAAGGCGCGTTTCGACTCGGGCGACTTCCTCACAGGTGTGGCGGGCTCCGCGAGCGCGCTCACCATGACCGTTGAAGGCGAAGTGGGGCTGTCATGACCAAACTCTACATCACCGAATTCCCCGGCTTTGCGTCGCTCGCACAGGGCGACACCGTGGATGTTGCGCCCGAGCCGGCGTCGCAGACGCAGGTCATCAACACGTCTGCGACCACAGGCGCCATTGCAACTCTCGGCGCGATCACTGCTGGTTCGCTCTACACCAACGGGACGTACACCAACGTTCCACTGACGGGCGGCACCGGCTCGGGCGCGCGGGCGACGATCGTTGTCTCTGGTGGCGCGGTTACTGCGGTCACGTTGACCCAGCAGGGCACTGGCTATACCGTCAACGACGCGCTCAGCGCCTCGGCGGCCAACATCGGCGGCACGGGCTCGGGTTTCTCCATCCCCGTTGCAACGATCACGCAGCAAGTCACGTTGCGCTCCGACACTCGCGTCATCGAGTTGGCGGCTGACGGCATCTGCTCGTTCGTGGTCGGGCAGGTTGGCTCGAATGGTCTCGGCCCGGTGGCGACGACCAACAACGCGCGTATCCCGGCGAACAACCAGCCTTTCCGGCGAGGCATTCCAGCCCCGACCGGCCAGCCCATCACAGGCGCGAGCCCGTGGTTGGTTTCCGCCATCACCAACACGTAAGGTGCCACCATGGCTCTCGACCCCATCACTGGTGCAGAAGAGGCTGTCGGAAAGATTGCCGACGTAGTTGGCAAGTTTTTCCCCGACAAGACCGCTGTACAGCAAGCGCAGATTGCGTCCGCGCTCCAGATCACCCTGGAGCAGATGAAGGACGAGGCTACGCGGCTCTCTGCGCAAACGGACATCGACAAAGCTGAGGCGGCGTCGCTCGACAAGATCAACCATTGGCGCGGTGCGTTGGGTTGGGTGTCCACGGCGGGCGTCGCTGTGGCTTTCGTGCTCGTCCCGGTCGCGAAGATTCTCGTTGCGGTCGTTCACGGTCAGCCGGTGCCTGACATGGACACCACGACGTTGCTCGAAATCCTGGGCGGCATGCTCGGGCTCACGGGATTGCACATCACCGACCGCAAGCTCAATGGGAGCACGTCGTCATGAACTCCAAGATTTGGGCATGCACGAGCTTGGGGAGCTGTCTGACGAGCTTCGTGCTCGCGGCCATCCCCTTCCTGCAATTCATCGCCTTGGTGCTGTCGATCGCGGCGGCTATCCGCGCGTGGCGTAAGCGATGAAGCTCGGGCAGAAAGGCGCCGCCCTCATCAAGAGCCGCGAGCAATTGCGGCTTGTGGCCTACAAACCGACGCCCACCGACAAGTGGACCATCGGCTGGGGCCACACTGGCAAGGATGTTTATGAGGGGCTGACTTGGGTTCTCTCCCAGGCTGAGGCGGCCTTCGTCAGCGACACGCAATGGGCTTGCACGGCGGTTATGAAGCACGTTGATGTCGAGCTGACCCAAGACGAATTCGACGCCCTGGTGGCCTTCGTCTTCAACGTGGGCGAGCCTCAGTTCGCTGGCTCGACCCTGCTGCGGGTCCTCAATACCGGCGACAAGGCCGGCGCCGCCGCGCACTTCGCTGAGTGGAACCATCAGCACGGCAAGGTCCTGCCGGGGCTTACTGTTCGCCGCGCGCAGGAAGCCAAGCTGTTCACGACGGGCCAGTCTCCCGCCACCTGAGCCCATGCTTGCGAGCGCTCGCCCTGAGCGCTTCCCGAGGCGCCACTTCGGCGCGAGCCAGCAACCAGAAGTATACGCCCTGGAACGTTGGCCCGTGGTCCTGAAGCCACCACGAATGAAGCCGGGTGCATATGTGATGGGCGGTCTCATGCAGCACAACGGCGGGGTTCTTGTGGTCGAGCCGCAGACTGATGTACGCCTCGCCTGTAGCCGGGTCGGAGTACGAATAGCTCATCTTCCGCCCCTGGTGCTGTCGGATGGGCACCGGAGCCACGTTGAACGCCTCACAGGCGTTTGCGTGAAGGCGGCGGCATTCATCCAACGTCAGCGAGCCCTTGTTGAAGGCGGGCCAATCACCCTCGAAGTCGTAGAGCTTTTTACACCACGGGTCGGGCTGGCCTGTCGATCCGATAGAAAGATTCATCCCCAAGGTCTCCGTCTCAGCCAATACGGTGGCTCGGGCTCCACCGGCTCAGACGCTACCAGCCTTTCCCGAGCCACCGCAATCTTGACACGGCGGCTCGGGCGGATGCGCGGATTCCGTTCCGCGAGCTCCAGTAGTTTCAGCAGCTTACGGCTCATACCCGAGGGACCGACACCCAAGGCACGTCCTTACCCTTCGGCGCCTTATCCGCGAACACTTCCATTTCCCAATTCACCCCCAGGTCCGCGTGAGTCGTCCAGAGGTTCTGGCTGGCTCGCGAGAAGCGGAAGTTGTGTTGGGCTGCGTACTCGTCATAGCCCTTCAGGCTGTTGTTGACGATCAGATGGCTGAGCGTGATGCGCTGGTGCCAGTGCCCGCACTCCAGAATGTCGAAACTCTGATCGACCGCGCTGTTGCGCTGCTGCTTCTTCTGCGTGCCGCGCATGAGCGAGCCGATAGGTCCGATGATGGAGTCAGAAGCGGGGAACTGGTCGCCGTGCGTCAGCAGCATGCGCGTGTTGTACACCCTGTAGAGCGCATCGGCGCTGTCAGGAATGTAGAACGTGAAGCGCTTGTCGTGCTGGAGTGCATCGGCCAACATCTGGTATAGCAGCCAGCCGAAGCTCGTCGCATTGCGGTCCTTGTTCCACGTCTTCTTGGTGTCACGGTCATGGTTGCCCGAGACGCACGGCACGAAGACGTTGCCGAACACATCCGCCAGATACAGCAGTGCTGACTTCAGATGTTTGAACAGGTCGAGCCACGTGGGCATGATGCCCTTTTCGTTGGTCGCGGCCAGTTCCTCGTGGATGTTGCCGCCCACCATATCGCCGCCGAGCTTGACGACGATGCCGGGGTAGCGCATGTCAGGGTCGAGAATTTTCAGCAGGTAGGGAACCCGCTCGACCACGTGGCGCAGACGGCGCCGCGCGATAGCCAGATCGTACTCGTTGACGCCGTTTACCTGCTCCTTGAACACGCGCTCGCCCCAATGCAGGTCTGACAGCAGAAGACCGGGCACGCCGGGCGCCTTGCTGGAGACAGTCGGCTTCACAACCCACTCTGGGATGTTGAGCTTGTTGGTTTCCAGCTTGAGGGTGCCCAGATAGTCGCGGATCGCATCGGCGGTAATTTCCGCCTCTTTGAGCCGCGCGACTTCAGCCTGGAGCTGACTGATTATCCGGCCGGGGTCATTCTCGGCCAGGAATGAATCGACTGTTTTCTTACTCACTGTCCTTCTCCGGTGTCCAACGGAACTTCGCCGGCACGACCTTGGGGTCTGCAAACCAGACGAAGCGCGCCTTGCGGCCCATGAGCTTCGGGACGAAGGCGACGTGTTTGTGGAACTCAGCACGCAGGCGAGTCAGCTCGGCGAGTTGAAGACCGGCGAGCCTCGCCAAGTCTGTCTCGGTCTCGTGCTGCTCTTTCCCGCTGTTGAGCATCTGTCGCAGCGCGAGTTGAATCTTGCTGCGGACCATGGTGTCACGGTCATTCTCTTTCATGAAGTCTTCCAGTGTTTTTGCTTTGAGGGTTGCCATGTGGGTGCTCTCGTGTTGTGTTACTTGCCGGCCAGCTCGTCACCGAGTGGCTTGTCCTTCTTCTTGCCCTTTCTCTCGGGCAGGTTTTTGGAGGCTGGCCCTGCGGCAACGAAGTCAGCGCCAACCGACTTCGGGATTCCGAGGG